ATCGGTATTGTTAGAGCTACTAACGTATCTAATCAGGATTAATCATGCCTTCATTATTTGACGTAACTGCTGGGTCTTTAGTAGGCCCAACAACAGGTGGAACTGTCACTCAGGCTAGTTCAAAAGCAACTGGAGTAACTCTAAATACAGAGTCTGGCCAGATCACAATGAACAACGCAACACTTAATGCTGGTGTTGAGGTAACTTTTGCTGTTACAAATAGCAAAATCTCATCAACAGATGTTGTTGTTGCTTGTCATGGAAGCGGTGGAACTGCTGGTTCATATCTTGTTAACGCAAGTGAAATCGGTTCTGGTAGTTTCAAAATCACAGTTTCTAACGTATCTGCTGGAAACTTAGGTGAAGCTATTGTCATAAACTTTGTTGCTCTTAAGGGTGCATCAAGCTAATGGCAATGTACGCATTTAGGCGTATGAGAGAGAGAAATGAGGCTGCTCAAAAGGCAGCTTCACTCACTCAAACTCTAGAAAAGCCAAAACCAAAATCTAAGCCCAAAAAGGTAAAACTCAATGGCGATAACTCTTGATGCTACTGTTGGCGGTGCAAACGCAAACACTTATATAGGTCTTTCTGACGCAAACTCTTTTATTGAAGGGCTTGTTCTTAGTGATGACACCGCAGCTTGGGATAATTCTTCTACTGACAACAAAAACCGCGCGCTTTTTACAGCAGCCCAGAGAATTGACAGAGAGAAGTTTTTAGGAGCTAGGGTATCTGATACTCAAGCTTTGGAGTGGCCTAGATCAGGAGTAAGGAAACCTGACACATACACTAACCTGTATGGTTTGAGCTTTCCAAATAGATTAGTTGCTGACTATTACCTTGATACTGAAATTCCAGACAGGGTGAAACACGCACAAGTCATTTTGGCTGTATATCTAAACAACAACAGGAACGGACTGGAACTAAGCGGCTTAGAGGATTTTGCTGCTGTAAGTATTGGTAATATAAATGTTACCCCTAGATTTTATGGGGCAGTGGGAGTAGATAGAATCCCACCAATCGTTGACCACTATCTAATGGGTATTAGAATAGGTGGAAGAGCAAACTTATCAATCAAGAGGTCTTAAAGTGAACTACGGCTATCAATACCCAGCAGGGTTAATCATTACAGATACAAATGCCCACACAGGCAGATTTGGCAAAGTGCATTGTTTATCTAACGCAGAGGTAACTCTTGTTGCTGAAAACTTAACAGAGAATGGTTCTTCAACTATTAATGGCATCACAATGAAATCATCTTCAGAGATTGAAGGTGTAATTACAAGTATCACTCTTGCAAGTGGTCAGGTCATAGCTTATTCATTATGAGTCTTGCTAATGCACTAAAAAAAGCTGCTAGTGCTTCACTGAAGAAGCTAGGTGGTGATGTGACTATCAGACAAGTAACAGCAGGGGCATACAACACCACTACTGGAGCTATTACAGAATCTACATCTGATACAACTATCAAAGGTGCATTGAGTAATGTTTCAAGAAATCAAGTAAATGATTTGATTGAGTCACAGGATAAATTGCTCACAATATCTGCTGGGGATCTTACATTTGTTCCTACAACAAAAGACAGAGTAGTTATTAGTAATGTGGAATTTAAAATTATTCAAGTTGTAATAAATGAGCAAAATAATACTGCTGTAAGCTTTGATTTAATTTTGAGGTAAAAATGTCAAGAAAAATAAGGTTAGACCAAATAGATGATGTGATGAGAGAGGCAGTTGAAAATTTAGTAGCTGCTACAACTTTACAATGGACTATTAGAGTTAAAAACGCAACACCAGTTGATACAGGAAGATTGAGAGCAGCTTGGCAGACAGATATAAAGCCACTTGAAGGCACAGTTACTAATAATGTTGTTTATGCAGAGCCTGTATGTTTTGGGGTTAACTTGCCTCCATCTTGGGGAGGAACATATAGAACAAGACAAAAAACTGTTGCTGGCTTTCCAGAACTAATTGGAAAAGAACTTGAACAATATGCCAGAAAAGAGTATGAAAGAATTAAAAGAGGAATTTAATGGCTGCTATCGATTTAAATACTGTTCGATCAACTATAGAAGGCAGATTGGCCACAGAGCTTGCTTCAAGTCCAGCGATACCTGTTGTTTTTAGTAATATGACCTTTGATTCAACAGCAGAAGATACTTTTGTTCAATGTATCACCAGCTTTGGTGCAAATGAATATTTAACTCAGGGAGATTCAAGTAGTGCCAGTAATAATATTGTTGGATTAGTCTTATTGAATGTTTTTACAGAAGAGGGTATTGGAGCAGGGTCAAACTTTACAATTTGCAAGAGGCTAAGAGACTTATACAATAGGATTACTGTTTCTAATGTAATTTTTGATTCACCTGTTGGGCCTGAGATACTTACTTCAAGTCCAGAGGGTAAATTTCAAACACAAATTAGAATCACTTTTAATATTTATGAGGACTTGTAATGGAAATTACTGAAAAAATGCTTGATGTTATTGAGGCTGTCAAAGGCAGAAGAGAGCCACAGTATTGGGATAACCAGTGCAGAAGGTATATGGAAAAACAAGAAGCTGAAGCAAAAGCTGTAAAAAATCCAAAAAAAGGTTAATATAATTATAAATATTTCTTTTTATTGTTATGGCTGCTGTAAAAGGTGATGTCGGGCAAGTCAAATTTGATGATGGCGGCTCTTCAGTCAACCCAGTATTAGGCACTAGAGAATGGTCTATGTCTATCACAAAAGATACCCAAGAAACAACTGTTCAAGGTGACACTTTTAAATCTTTTGTTGGTGGACTTATTGAAGGTGAAGGATCTGCTGTACTTCAGTACGACAATGCCGCCTCTGGAGAAACCGCAACCTTTATGGATGGCGTTTTGACCACAGGTGACCAAGCAACAGCATCTTTTGAGCTTTTCCCTGATAGTGCAAGCGGAACAAAAAAAATAAGCTTTAGCGGCCTTATAACAAACTTTGAGCAGGGTTCAGCTATAGGTGATGTCAGCACAATAAACATTACATTCAAGCCATCTGGCACTATTACATCAGCAATCTAAAAAGTAAAAATCTTCGCATTTATTTATGGCAACTGAAAGAACCGCAGACCTTATTCTTGGAGCTTTCCAAGATGAAATGGTTACAAGACGTCAATTTGAGGTAAAAGATTCAAAAGGCAAAGTAGTTACTACTATTTACTTCAAACCAATTACAAGATATGCAAGAGTAAAAGCACAACAATTAGCTGGGCCAAATGCTGATGCTTTGGTTGTATCAACTCAACTTCTATGTCAAATGGCAGAAAAAGAAGATGGAAGTCCAGCTTTTGATATGTCAGATGCACCAATGTTGCAAAGACAACTTCCAGAGAAAGTTTTAAATGATCTTGAACTTTTCTTGAATGATATTCAGCTTGATATTGATACAGCAAAAAAAGAATAAAAGGGGATAACTGGCTTAGATTTGAGTTTTTCCTAGCAACAGAACTTGGTAAGACAGTACAAGAACTCAGAATGAATATGACTGAGGCAGAGCTTATATATTGGGCTGGATATTATGAAATTAAGCATGACGAAGAAAAAAAGGCATTGCAACGACAAAAACGCAATTCAAGGTAATATAGAATAAAGGTTTTTTTTATTTGTGGCACAAGCTAATGTAAAACTTACGGTTGATGCAACCCAAGCCACAAGAGCTTTACAGGGCGTTCAAAATAAAACTAATACTCTTCAAAAAACACTAGGTGGTCTTAAGACTGCAATTGCAGGCGTGGGTTTAACTGTCCTAGCAAAACGGACAATAATGGCTGCAACAAACTTTGAAAAGCTGAATCAGAGATTAAAAATATTAACACAAGAAAACGGAACTTATGCCCAGTCTTTGAAACTTGCAGAGGAAGCTCAGACGAAATTTGGTTTAAGTGCTACTGATGCACTTGAGGGAGTTACAAATTTACAAGCAAGACTTGGACCACTTGGCTCAACGATGGATGAAATAACATCAATATTTAATGGATTTAACACTGCAGCAATTTTATCTGGAGCTTCAGCACAAGAACAAGCTGGAGCTATGAGGCAGTTGACTCAAGCATTGGGTTCTGGTGTTTTGAGAGGTGATGAATTTAATAGTATATCAGAACAAATGTCGGCTGTTTTAAAACCAATCGCAGATCAGCTTGGAGTGAACGTTGGGGCTTTGAGAGATATGGCTGCAGAGGGAAAAATTACAAAGGATGTTGTTGTAGCTGCATTTAAAGAAATTGAAAAAGATGGAAGTGCTGCTTTAAAGCAACTTATTGCAAATGACCCGACTATGGTATTTAAGGTCTTGGCAAATGAGACTGAAAAGCTATCTATTGCAGTTGGTTCTTTGCTTGCCCCTGCTGTTTTAGATGCAGTTTCAGCATTAACAAAATTAGTGACTGGAGCAAGGGATTTTGTATCGTCTCCGATTGTTCAAACTGCGGCAATATTTACAGGCATAGCATTAGCAATCAAAGGTGTTACAACCGCCTCAACTTTGCTTGCCGCTGCACAGACAATTTTACTTGCAAAATTTGCAGCAACTAAAGTTGGTGCAATTGCTCTTGCTAAAGCATCAGCAACAGCAAGTGTTGCAACAAAAGCACTGGCAATCTCAACTGGAGCATTAACCATTGCTCTTAATGCTTTGCCTCTTGTTGCATTAGCAACTTTACTTGGAATTGCAACGACTGCAATTATAAAACATAGACAAGAAACCAAAAAATTCAATGATGTTGTAAACGAAGGTTCTGAGGAGCAAGTAAATGATTTACTCGAAAAACAACTTGAAATAAGAAATAAACTTAATGAAAGGTTGGCAAAAGCAAATGGAAGGTCAAAGCAAGGAATACAAAACAGACTTGATGAGGTTAATGCTGACATAAAATTACTTGAGGGAAGAAATAAAACTCTTGAAAAAGAAAAAGAAATAACTGAAGAGAAAAAGAAACAAAATGAAGAACATAAAAAGTCTGAAGAATTAATAAATAAACAAAAAGAAGCAACTGAAAAATTAAAAGAAAAAATGACTGCAGTTGGAGAGGAAATAGAAAGCAGTATTAAAAACAACCTTAGAGATGCAATTACAGGTGCTAAGTCATTTGGAGAGGCCATGACAGGCATACTTAACCGCATAAGAGATAAAATTATTGACGCACAGCTTGACAAGCTTATCGGTGGATTTGGAGAGGCATTTGGAAAGAGTGCAAGCGGTGGAGAGAAAAAAGGTTTAGGAGGTTTTCTTGGTGGTTTACTTGGTGGTCTTTTCAAAGCTAATGGTGGCCCTGTTAAAGCTAATCAGCCTTATATCGTTGGTGAACGTCAACCTGAGTTGTTTGTTCCTAACAGATCAGGCACTATACTCCCCTCAGTTACGTCTGGAGGCGATAGTATTACAAATATAGTCAACGTTTCAGTAGATGCCTCTGGTAGTTCAGTACAAGGTGATAGTGCAATGTCTCAACAACTAGGAGAAACTATAGCGTTGGTTGTACAAGAATCTATTGTAAGAGAAAAAAGAAGCGGAGGCTTATTAGCATAATGGCAACTTTTCCCTCAATCACTCCAGCTTACGGAGAAACACAAACCATAGAGCAAGACAATATTGTTGTTAAATTAGGTGATGGATATGAGCAAAGATTAGTTCGAGGACTTGCAGCGAACAAAAGGTATCATGTTATTAGTTTAGTTTTTAACATTACACAGTCGCAAGCAGATACAATTAATACATTTTTAAATGCACGTTTTGACGATCAAGACGCTTTTCAATACACAATAGGTGGCGAGTCCTCAGCTAGAAATTTTAAATGCACTAGAAGAAGTGCATCTATACCTTACAACAACAGAGTCACAATGAATCTTACTTTTGAGGAGGTTTTTGAGGCTTAATGGCTATACCTCATTCTGAACTACAAAAAATCAACCCAAATTCGATAATTGAATTGTTTGAATTGGAACTTGTTGAGGGCTTACATTATGAAACTGGCAATCCATCAAATGTCCCCACAATCTACCGCTTTCATGCTGGTGGCAATATAGATACTTACGCAAATATAGTATGGCAGACAAATACTTATGAAAGGTTTCCAGTAGAAGCAAAAGGTTATGAATTTACTGGTAAAGGGCAAATTCCTAGACCAACTTTAACTATGAGTAACTTAGGTGGTATTACAAGATTAGGCTCTGTGATAAGGGTTACAGATTTGTTAATTTCAGTTAATTTAGTAACGGCACATAATGACTTGCTAGATGCCAAAGTAACAAGAAGAACACTAACGGCAGATGCTTTAGATGCAAGCAATTTTGCTGGTAATACTAATCCTTTTGGTACACCAAATTCAAACGAATTTCCGCAAGAAATACATTTTATTGATAGAAAAATACAAGAGAATAGAAGTATTGTTTCTTTTGAATTAGTTAATAGGCTTGATATGGAAAACAAAACAGTGCCAGCAAGACAAGTTACAAGAAAAGATTTTGAAGGTGTTGGTACATTTATTAATTAATCATGAATGAATTTTGTAAAAATCAAGCTATTAAACACGCTAAAGAAGAAGCACCAAATGAATGTTGTGGTTTATTTTTAAAAACAGAAAAAGGTTTCGAATATTTCAGATGTAAAAATGTAGCTTATGAATTTGAAATGACCTCTTTTATTATTGATCCATTTGACTTCGCTGATGGAGAGGACAAAGGAGAAATAGTAGGGATAGTTCATTCCCACCCTCAAAATGTATTGGAATTTTCAGAAGAAGATATTGTAAGTTGTAATTCAGTTGAAATACCTTTTTACCTTGTTTGTCCAGATTTGGATAAAATGATTGTAATAGAGCCTAAAGAAGATGCTTAAAAAAATAAAAGTTTATGGATTTATAAAAAAATTTACAGGCCAAAGTGAATTTATGGCTGATGTAAATTCTCCATATGAGGCATTTAGTTTTTTGTTTTGTAATTTTAAAGGTCTTGAACAGAAAATGGCTAAGCAATTATTTTGTGTAAAAGTTGGAGATAAACCAATATCTGAAGATCTTTTAAATATCAGAACAGAACAAGATATAAAAATAATACCCTTAGTTCATGGTAATTTTTTTACTCTTCTTTTAGGTATAGGTTTGAAATATGCAGCTAAAGAATATATAAAAAGAGAAATTATAAGAAACATAGTAACGTATATTGCCGTAAGCATGATTACGCAGGGTGTAAATGAAATACTTTCACCACAACAAGACACAAGAAGTAGAGACTCACAACAAGATCCATTAGACCCCTCTGCACTAGCAAGTAACTATTCATTTACAGGTCTGACAAATATTAGCCAAGCTGGTATTCCAGTTAATTTGGCATATGGTGAAATTCTTGTCGGCTCTATTGTGGTATCAAATGGAATTGATACAGTTCAAGTGGAAGGTACAAACTGATGAGTATTAAAGAATTTGACCAAAGTACCACTTTTTCAAATCCTGATTTACCTAGTGGAGCATTATCTTCAAAGCAATTTAATACCATTGTAGAGCTACTTTCTGAAGGTGAAATAGAGGGAAGTGCAACGGCATCAAAAAATGGAATCACAGATAAAACATCAACAGCTTATATAAATAGTTTTAAAAAAGATATTTTTTTAAATAAAACACCGATTCTTCAAGCCGCTGCAAGTGTAACTTCACCTCAAGATAGTGATTTTAATTTTAAAGATGTTGGTCTTGATTTTAGGGATGGCACTGCAAATCAAACTTTTATCTCTGGTATAAAAAATATAGAGACAGAAGTTGGTATTGGAACAGAGGTAAAAACTACAAATCCTGTCACACATACAGTAACTCAATCTACTATTAATGCAGTAAGGGTAACTTTACAATTCCCTTCAATGCAAGTTTTTAATGATAATGGTGGTATTGATGGTACAGAAGTTCAATTAAGAATAAAAGTTATTGAAAATGATGGAACTACAACAACTGCTGTAGATGACACTGTAAAAGGTAGATCAACAAATGCTTATTTTAGAGATTATTTAATAAACCTTGCTAGTGGTACTTCTTTTCCTGTGCAAATAAGAGTTGAAAGAGTAACAGCAGATAGCACAGACGCAAATACTGTAAACGCTTTTAGATTTAATTCTGCGACAGAAATAATTATGAAGCAGAATGCATATCCAAACACAGCACATACCGCTTTAAGATTTAGTGCTGAGAAATTTCCTAGAATCCCAAATAGGCGATATAGGATAAGAGGAATAAAAGTAAAAATTCCTTCAAATGCAACAGTAAATTCCACTCATGGCAATCTTACATACGCTGGTACATGGAACGGCACTTTTAAAGCCAGTAAAGAGTGGTGTTCTGATCCAGCTTGGATTTTATATGATTTGTTAACTAATGATCGCTTTGGGTGCAATATTGCTGAAGCCTCTCTTGATAAATATACTTTTAAATCTGTTAGTGAATATTGTGGAGCATTAATTGACGCTGGTAATGGTGATGGAAGCACAGAACCAAGATTCTCAGTTAATGCAAATATTACACAGCAATCTTCCGCATTTAATTTAATAAATGCTTTATGCAGCACAATGAGAGCTATTGCTTTTTACTCTGCTGGTACGATAGCTATTTCACAAGATGCTGAAGGTCAAGCAACAAAATATATTTTTAATAATTCAAACGTTACAGACAGTGGATTTGTTTACAACGGCTCAAGTTTAAAAACAAGACATACAGTAATTAATGTTCAATATTTTGACATGGTTACACAAGAATTAGATATTGAAACTGTTGAAGCTGACGCAGCAACTCAAGCAAAGTACGGAATACAGACTAAAACCATAAAAGCATTTGCGTGTACTTCAAGAGGTCAAGCTGCAAGGTTGGGAAAATGGTTTTTGTTTAATGAACAAAACTCAGGAGAAAGTTGTGCTTTTACTACGACTGCGGCTGCTGGTGTTTTGGTTAGATGTGGAGACCTTATTGAAATTGCAGACTCATTAAAAGCTGGAGTTAGAAGGGGTGGTTTGCTTTCTTCAGTAACAAGTACAACAGTTGTTGTTTTAGACGACTCAGCTTCAACAGATATTCCAACTACAAACAGTCCGACAATTTCTATAGTGATGCCTGACGGTTCGGTGGAAACTAAAACTATAAGTAACGTGTCAGGGGCAACAATAACTGTTTCTTCTGCATTTAGCACCACACCAAATGTAAACGCTCCTTATGTTTTGGAAAGTTCAACTTTAGAGACAACAACATGGAGGGTTGTATCTGTAAGTGAAAATGATGATACAACTTATTCAATTACTGCTCTTGAACATATTGAAGGTAAATATGCTTTTGTTGAAGATGGAACTGCATTACCAACACGAACAATAAACTCCTTAACACAAGTATTAGATCCACCTGTTGGACTTACGGCTACAGAGCAGATTGTACTAATTAACAATAAAGCAGTTTCAAAAATACTATTAGATTGGCAAACACAATCAGGAGCAGCAAGATATGAACTTCATTACAGAGTTAATAATGGTAGTTTTACAAAAATAGAGACAGTTTCAAGTTATGCAGAAATACTGAATAGTGAAGCTGGAACTTATGAATTTAGATTATTTTCTTTTAATGGTTTAAATGAACCAAGTAGGAATCCAGCAACATTAACATTTACTGCTGTTGGTAAAACAGCCCCACCACCAGACATAACTAATCTTACTTATGAGCCTATATCTGATAAAGAAATAAGACTCAGATGGGATGCTGTAGACGCTGCGGATGTTAGAGCGGGAGGTCGTATTCATATACGGCACACCCCAAAAACAGACGGAACTGGTACTTTTCAAGATGCAACAGATTTAGTATTTGCCTTGAGTGGGGCATCAACAGAAAAAGTTGTTCCCTTACTTGAAGGTGAGTATATTCTCAAGACACAAGACGATGGTGACAGATTCAGCACAGGAGAAACATCACTTGTTATAGATTTACCAGACGCACAGCCCAAATTATTAGTACAGACAAGAAGAGAAGATCAAGACAGTCCAGCATTTCAAGGAAGTAAAACTAATGTTGGTTTTGATGTTTCAAGCAATACAATTAGTTTGGCTGGTACAGGATTATTTGACTCAATAACTAATTTTGATAATGTTTCTAGCCTTGATGACTTGGGTGGTGTATCACCAAGCGGAACATATCTATTTAATGAAACCTTAGATTTAGGCGGTGTATTTAGCTTAGATTTAAGAAAACATCTTCAAAGTGCATCTGTATATTCAACGGATTTATTTGATTCAATTGTTGATTTAGACGCAAGACAAGATTTTGATGGTACTGGTAGCACAGATACAAATGCTGAAGTATTTGTTCAAACTTCTCAAGATGGTAGTAATTATTCGGGCTTCCAAAAATTTGCTAATGGAACATTTAAAGGAAGAACTTTTAAATTTAAATGTGTTTTGACAACAAAAGATACAAACCAAGATATTAGGGTGAGCCAACTTGGTTATACTGCTGAATTTCAAAGAAGAACAGAACAAAGTACAACAACTATTGCATCAGGGGCTGGGGCGAAGTCAATAACCTTCAACTCTCCGTTTTTCACAGGTACTAGCGCATTATTAGGTGCAAACTCTAACCCACCAGCTATCGGAATTACTGCTTTTAATATGGCTTCTGGTGATTTCTTTGAGCTCTCAAGCATCACTGGTAGCGGATTCACTGTACACTTCAAAAACAGTTCTGGAAGTTCTGTAGATAGAAACTTTAACTTTACTGCTATTGGTTTTGGTAAAGGGTAAAATTTAGGATATACTAAAAAAAACAGTACAAGTTAATGGCAAGAGTTGATAATACTGGTGGTTCTGGTTTTACAGTTGATAATGGTACAGGTCTTGTTGTAAGAACAAAACTAAATCAAATAATTGCTGCACTAAGTACTGTTAATCAAGGCTCTGGTGACCCTACAATCGGTGTTGCTGCTTATGTTCCTCATATTGATGGAAATACTTTAAAGATAAGAAATGCTGCTAATAATGCCTTTGTAAGCTTGGGTGATGTAAGCCAAACAAACTTTGGTCATGCTGCATTAAGTGGATCTACTTTTACAGGTGATGTTGCATTATCAAATCAATCTGATTTGCGATTCGGTGAAGCAACATCTAATGGAAGTAATTATGTAGGTTTTCAAGCACCAGCAAGCATAACAAGTAATATTACATGGACTCTACCAGCTACAGATGCGTCTGTAAGTGGCTATGCCCTTGTTTCTAATGGTTCTGGTGTCTTATCTTGGGCTGCTGCTGGAGGGGCTGGAGCGACTGGAGGGGGAAGCGATGAGGTGTTTTTCGAGAGTTCGCAAAATGTAACAACTTCATACACGTTAAGTTCAAACAAACACGCCCACACTGTGTCCCCTACAATAAATAACGGAGTCACAATAACTGTGCCAAACAACGCAATTTTAGTTATCTTATAGTTATGCCAATAGCAATTAACGGATCAGGAACAGTTACAGGAATCTCAGTAGGAGGTTTGCCTGACGGAATAGTAGATGCGGATATGCTTGCTTCTAATGCTGTTACTGCTGGAAAACTAGCAAGCGGTGTTGGTGGTAAAGTTTTACAAGTTGTTTACGATCAAAAAACAGACACAGCTTCTAATGACCTTGCTACTGCAACTTGGTGGAGTATTTATAATGCAGGGTTACAAGTAAGTATTACTCCCTCTTCAGCTTCTAATAAAATATTGTTAATGGCAACAGTTACATTCTCTGAAGGTAGTGGGCAAATTTATATGCTTAGATTTGAAAAGAATGGTGCTGAGATTACTGATATTATAGGTGATGCTGCTGGAAGTAGAACCAGATCTACTTCTTTAGAAGATGATATGGCGAGTGGTGCTGGTAGAACTACGAACTTGATAGCTCAAGTTTCTGCTGGCGATACAAATAGTAGAATTTATAATATTGGATTAAAACATTCATCTGGTTTGACAAGGACATTCTATCTAAATAGATTTTATTCAGATGCAGATAATCAGGGTAATGGAAGAGCTATTTCAACAATTACAGCAGTGGAGATAGCAGCGTAATGTCCAAGATTTCTCTAAAACACTCAGGCGGTAATGTTGTTTCACTCAACTCACCAACTTCCGCACCAACATCGGCAGACGTAGCATTTAAACTGCCTAATGCTGATGGATCGGCTGGTCAGTTTATGAAAACTGATGGATCTGGTAATTTAAGTTTTGATACTGTTTCTTCTATAATTCGTCAACATAAAATTTTAAGTAAAACTACTAAGTCAAGTACCACAAGTACAAGCATATCAATTATTCCAGATTTTTCTATAACTATTACTCCAACTGCTAGTGATAGCATTATGATTGTAGAAGCAAATATGTTTTTCAGTATTGAGAATCATGTAATTACTACAAGAATACTAAACGGCTCAACCGACACAAACATACTAATACAACCAGCAACATTTGATAGTAACGATGATGGAAGTAGTTCTTATTATGTAGCTAATGCAGATCGAATGATACAGCAACACATCACAGCTTTTGAAACTTCTGCTAATACTAACGCTAGAACTTACAATGTTGGTTGGCGTGTTTCTAGCGGAACTGCTTGGATAAACAGATATAGAGCAAGTGATTCATATAATTCAGTATCAACTTTAAGAGTAACAGAGGTAGCACCATAATGGCTATCTTCTATAATTAAGGAAAAACTATTATGGCCTTAGATCACGAAGCTATTTACAAAGCATACGCTGGAACAGTTGTCAGTATTGATGATAGTGCTGGTGCTTTTGACAAAGATGGTAAATCTGTCACTCTTGAACAAAGCAAGATAGATACTGCAAGAACTGAACTTAATACTGCTGCTGCTGCTATCAAGTATCAAACTGATAGAACAACTGATGGTTCTACAATCTATGCTTCTTTTGGAGATCAGTTAGATATGTTATACAAAGATATAGTTGCTGGAAAATTAGATACCACTGGAACGTGGGCTACTCACATCAAAGCTGTAAAAGACGCTAATCCCAAGCCATGAGTACACTAAAAGTCACTAATGTCGCACACGAAACAAGCACTCTAAACACGCTTGTATTTGATAATGGTGGTGGTTCTGGTAACGGAAGGGTAACCACAAAAGGAACTATCGGAGAAATATCTGCTGTCTCTTACGCATCTACAATTACATTAGATTTTAGAACCGCTAATAATTTTTCTACAACACTTACAGGTAATGTTACCTTTGCTAACCCTTCCAATATTTCTGCTGGACAGAGTGGTGTTTTAATAATTACTCAAGATGGCACTGGAAGTAGAACCGCAGCTTTTGGTTCTTATTGGGATTTTTCAGATGGAACAGCACCTACACTTTCAACAGGAGCAAATGCAGTAGATGTTATAGCTTGGTTTGCTAGATCATCAACAAAAATATCTGCACAATTTATCGGAAACTTTAGCTAATGAGCAGCTTTGGTAGTCCATCACCTTTCTTTCTAGCAGGGAAGAAGGCATACGAAGTAGAACGTAGTTTAAGATTTAATGCTGGTGATAGTCCTTATTTTAACAGAACTCCTAGTAGTGCTGGTAATAGAAGAACTTGGACTTTGAGTTTTTGGGTAAAACGTGGCAGCTTAACATCTAATATGGGAATTTTTGGGGCTGAAACTGGTTCTGGTTCTGAATCAGGGGACAGGCTCACTATTATGTTTGGTAATGCTGGAAGCGATCAAGCCCGATTTTACAGCCAATCCCCTGCTGCGGAAGTCTATACAAATAGACTATTCAGAGATGTTTCTTCTTGGTATCATATTGTTTGGGCAGTTGATACAACACAAGCAACTGCAAGTAATAGAATTAAATTATATGTAAATGGTACACAGGAAACATCTTTTGCTTCAGCTTCATATCCATCGCAAAATTCTGATTTAACTGTAAATAATACAACTGTTCAATATATCGGAAGAAACTCTGGATATGACGGTGAGTATTTTGATGGATATATTGCAGAAATGAATTTGATTGATGGACAACAATATGACTCTTCATATTTTGGAGAAACAAATGCGACAACAGGACAATGGATTCCAAAACAATATACAGGAAGTTATGGTACAAATGGATTTTATTTGAATTTTTCTGACAATTCTGGAACGACTGCAACAACACTTGGCAAAGATTCATCTGGTAACGGCAACAACTTCACACCAAATAACTTTTCTGTTAGTGCTGGTGCTGGTAATGATTCTTTAGAGGATACACCAACTAATAATTTCTGTACTTTAAACGCTATAGCATTAGGGCAAGGAAATGAACAAAGAGCAACTTTAAGTAATGGTAATTTAGATTTCACCGAATCAAGTTCTAGTAATAGAACTGCTGTTAGCACTTTTGGATTAAAAACTGGTAAATGGTATTTTGAGTTTTTAAGCACCAATACTGGTACATTTTCTATAGGCTGGCACGATATGGAAAATAATCAGGGATCTTTTTATAGAAATAATGGTTCTTACTCTTCATCTTTTGGAGGAGGAGGTACATCTGGTTATGCTTCTTGGACAACTAACGATATTGTAGGAGTTGCTATTGATTTTGATAGTGGAAAAATATGGTATGCAAAAAATAATACTTGGCAATCAGGTGATCCAGCCACAGGCAATTCTCCTACAAATACTTTTACAACAGGTAGAACTCTTCATACAGAGGCTTTTACTGATAACAGTTCTGGCACCAAGTCTGGATCTTTTAATTTTGGACAACGTGCATTTAGCTATACCCCACCGACAGGTTATAAATCGATATGTTCAGCAAACTTACCTGACCCAACAATAAAGCTACCTAATAATCATTTTGGAACTTTATTATGGACAGGTAACGCAACTGTAAGAACAATCTCTGATACTTCTGCGGTTAACTTTACACCTGATTGGGTTTGGGTGAAATCAAGAAGTTCTGGAGATGACCATCAACTTACAGACTCAGTAAGAGGATCTTCAAAAGCACTTAAATCTAATGCTACTGATGCAGAAATTGATTGGGATACTGCATATAGTGGCAATAATAAAGGGATGGGAGACTATGTTAATGGTGGTTTTATATTGGATGATAATGGCAACAATAATAGATATAATCGTAATTCAGCAACTTTTGTTGCATGGAACTGGAATGGAGGCGATACAGATGGCAAAACTTATACAGTAAAAGTTGTTTCTGATTCTGGTAATAAATATAGATTTGATGATTTTGGAACGTCTGCTGTAACTCTTGATCTTGCAGAAGGTGGAACTTATACATTTGATCAGTCAGATAGCTCTATGAGTTCACACCCTATGCAATTATCTACAACAGCTAATGGAACTCATGGTGGAGGATCTGCATATAGTACAGGTGTAACTTATGAACTAGACGGATCAACAGTAACAGCATCAGCTTTCATTTCAGGTTTTAGTTCTGCATCCAGTAGAAAATTAATAATTACTGTAGCTGCTTCCGCACCAAACTTGAATTATTATTGCTACTATCACAGCGGAATGGGCGGTGCGATTAATACAAACTCAACTCTTGGATCAAGTAATTTTGATGGAACAATTCAATCTGTAGCCAAAGTAAATACTACAGCAGGGTTTTCTATTGTAACTTACACGGGAAATGGAACAGGAGGAGCAACCATTGGTCATGGTTTAGGAGTTACCCCTAATGTCTTTTTTGTAAAAAATAGAGGAACTGGTGCGAGAATTTGGCTTGTTTATCATGGTGCAAACACTTCAGAACCAGCGACAGAATATTTACAATTAGATGGCACGGCTGCAACAGCAGATGATAATAGTGCTTGGAATGATACCGCACCAACATCAACAGTATTTTCAGTTGGAACAAGTGCTTCATCTAACAATAATGGTGAAGGTCATGTTGCTTATTGTTTCAGTGAAGTAGCAGGGTATAGCAAGTTTGGTAAATATACAGGCAACGGATCAAGTGATGGCACGTTTGTTTTTACAGGTTTTAAGATAGCTGTCCTTATAGTGAAACAGTCAACTGGTACTAATAATTGGCACATTATGGATAATAGAAGAGATATAGATAACCCTTTAGGAAATTTATTATTACCGAATACTAGTGATGCAGAAAATACAGTTTCAGCTAATAGGTTTGATTTTTTATCTAATGGTTTTAAATGTAGAGACACAAGTGGTGGAACAAACTCATCAGGTCAAACATATATTTATTTAGCATTTGCGGAAGCACCATTCAGAAACGCTCGTGCCAGATAAACGAGTATATACTAAAATAAAACTATGGCATTTTTATTAGACGGATCACCTTTAGCAGTTGATGTGGCATTTACCCACAAGGATATTCAGTACCCTGCTAACTGGTTAAGATTATCATCAGCACAAGAAAAGAAAGATCTTGGCATTACTGAGGTTGCTGACGCACCAATATATGACTCACGTTTCTATTGGGGTGATGGAACTGCAAAAGCACTTGATGATGAAGATGCTAAAGATCAAGAAGGTAATTTAGTAAAAGATAAGAATGGAAATCAGGTTGTTAATTTAGGTGTCAAATCAATATTGAAAGCACAGGAAAAAGTTACTGCTGGTAGTTTGCTAGCTAAATATGATTGGTACGTTGTAAGAAAAGCAGAGACATCAAAAGCTATTCCTACATCAATAAAAACTTACAGGACTGCGATTAGAACTGCTTGTACAACAAGAGAAACAGAAATTGATAACTGTGCAGATACCGCAGCTTTAGTAACTCTTTATGGAACGAAAGAAGATGGAACTCCTAATATGACACAATATCCAGTAGATCCTAACGGGTAGATTCTTGCATTTGTCTAGTTATAACAGACATTGTTAGATACAAAGGTGCTAATGCACAGATACCAGTAAAAGTTATAATTGTGACAGGCACTAATGCCTTTAAAAATGCCTCTCTAATCATGTTTCAAAAAATTTGTCAGATAGCATCATTGTTGTCTCTTTTTTTAACCTTGTCAATGTTAGGCGGTTCATACTATGCCTACCGCTTTGTTACCAGTGAACAGTTCAAGGCAAGAGTAATGAATGAAGTTCTGGACAATGTACAAGGCATAATGCCTAAAGTATTAGACAATGCTTTGCCAAATATGACAGGTGGCACTATTCCAGAATATATCCAACCTAAGAAATAATGGAGATACCAGAAATAGGTATCAGACAAATAAATGTACCAGAGGTCTATATTCCTGAGATATACAAGCCTGACCCTGTATTGCCTGTAATAACAAATTTAGAAATAGATGTTGTAGGTTGTACTTATCAGCATAGAGATATAAAAAACACTGGTAATACACAGCTTTTACTTGATGACCCAAACGGAGTGTTTTTGACCTGTGGTGAATCTGTCTTTCCTAGTTTTTACCCTATTGATTACAGACCAGATCAGTTGGTGATTACTGAAGATTTGCCGATAACAAATGATGCCCCACCTATGCCAGAGTCAGATATTCCAAAAACTAAAACACCAGAAAAGAAAAAAGAAGAATTGGTTATACCAGAATGTCCAAGTAGGAAAGATCAGGCCGTTGGGGATTACAGAAACTCAAAACGCACTTCCAGAGTTATCGGTCATAAGCTATCCTCAGATAAATCAGAATGCATTACCCTTTATGAGGACGTACCCTTTCGAGAAACTTTTATTGGCACACCTGAGATACTCATTTCTACTGCTGCTATTGGTCTGGTCGCTGGTGGGTCTGCGGCTCTTGTCCCTATAATTCAAGGAATTGCAAAGGCTGGTATCAAGAAGTTAGGTAAGCGTTTTTCTAAAAAAGACAAGG